ACCTCTGTAACTCAACGCTACTATACCCTTACGTCTACGAGGGTATGCCGCAGCTGCGCGTTATCTTGAACGATAAATTTGTCGTCTACTCGAACGACCCAATTCATCCCAACAAGCCTACGGGCGTTATCCTTCTCGCTGGTAAAGAGGGTGATAACTTCATCTATTGGACTTGGGATGCTAACGGCTTTATGATTTCAGACTCAGAAGGCAAAAAGCGCCATGACATTATGATGCGCTACAACAACCCCGAAGGAGTTAACCCTATCGGACGCCTTCCATTCGTCTACGTCAACGAATCCGACTATAAGCTTTGTCCGGTAGCAGATACCGACACACTTAAAATGGTCAAGCTTCTGCCTATCATGCTATCGGATCTAAACTTCGCGGCGATGTTTCAATCATTCTCGATTATTTACGGCATCGACTTAAACGACGAAAATATCAAGTACGCCCCCAATGCGTTTTGGGCCTTGAAATCTGATTTAACATCAGACAAAAAACCTGAGATTGGGCAAATCAAACCGCAAGTAGACTTTGATCAAGTCTTAAAACTTATCGAGTCGCAACTCTCAATGTGGCTTGGCACTAAAGGGATTAGGGCCGGGGCGGTGGGGCAGCTGACTCCCGAAAACTTCTCGTCAGGTATTTCTAAAATCATCGACGAGATGGACACCTTCGAAGCACGCGAGAAACAAGTAACAGAATTTCATTGCGCAGAAGATGAGTTATGGGACTTGATTCTTAACTATCTGCATCCTTACTGGGTCGACACAGCCCAAATCGACGCGATGGCTAAGGCTAGCCCTACTGCTAAAGTTCAAACTATTTTCATAGAACAGCTGCCAGTTCAGAATCGTGGCGTTATTGTCCGAGACTTACGAGACGAGTTTCAGGCAGGCTTTATATCGCGCCGAAGGGTTATCAAAAAACTTAACCCAACTCTGACAGAAGAACAGATTGATGAGCTACTACTAGAAATAGATCAGGAGCGCACCGTATCCGTTCAGCCTGAACAGCCTCAAGAGGCACAAGAACCAGAAGACGAAAACGAAGAGGACGAAGAAGAAGAAGACGATGCCGGCTAAACATCAATACATTGACGTAAAGATTCCGAAGTCTCTCAGCAAAAAAGAACGCCGAGAGATTGCCGATTTAATTGTCGAGCGTATTGTTGATCGGACGTTGGATGGTAAGGATAAGAGGGGTAAAGGGTTTCCAGGCTATTCTAAGGAATACATAAAATCTTTAGATTTTAACAACGCTGGAAAATCTGCATCTGATGTTAACCTTCAGCTATCTGGCGATATGTTAGCCGCCCTAACTCTACTGAACGAAACGGACGGAAAACTTACAATAGGCTTCGAAGACGGATCGGATGAAAACGCTAGGGCCGATGGCAATATACGCGGCACTTACGGACAAGAGCGCGGCAACAGAAAAAAGGCGCGAGATTTTCTAGGGGTATCCCCTAAAGAACTTAAAACCATAATTGATATGGTGATTAGTGAGCGTTAAAGTCGACGTCAAAAGATTTACCGACAAGATTGAGAAGTTTCTAAAAGAGGCTGTCTCAACTAGAACGATTAAGCCCATCGCCGAAGAACTTACTAATATAATTGTAAAACGCACTAGACTTGGTTACGGTGTAAAAAACAATTTTGGAAAACGAGAAAAACTTCGGGCGTCAGGGCCGGGCGGTGGGTTTAAGCCGAGCTATCTGAAGAAACGCCTTCGAGGGCCGCTCGACAGTACGACTGCACCAAGGAAACTTAACCTAACTTTCACGGGCCAACTTTTGCGGTCTGTCTCAGTCATCAAAGCCCAGGACGGGAAAATTATTATCGGCCCGACTGGCACACGTAACGACGGCAAGGATAACCAGAAAATCGCGCAGTATAATGCTGATCAAGGCCGTATATTCTTGAATGTTTCTGAGTTAGAATTTAAACAGATACTAAGATTCTATCGCAGAGAGTTTACTGATCTAAGAAGAAAGTTGGGTCTAATATCTAGACGCAACGGATAATAAGGGAGTATTATCATGTCAGTACCTAACGGTAGTCCTGTGGACGACCAACAACAGCCCAATCAGTCTGAGACTGGGGACAAGCCTAAGGATAGCGTGAGCTACGAAACTCATCGAAAACTTTTAGATGAGAAGAAAAAGATTCAGGCTAAACTTGAGGCAATCGAGGCCGAAAAACGGCAAGCAGAGGAAGCTGATCTAGTCCGAAAGGGCGAGACTCAAAAGCTTTTAGACCTTGCCAAAAAAGAGGCCGAAGAACTTCGCTCGAAACTAACGCAAAAAGAACAGCGCGAGATGCAGGCGAAGAAAATGTCGGCCGTCATTCGCGGTCTAGGTACGTCAGTTGATGAGAAATGGTATGGTGTATTAGGGCAACATATCGACGATGTTGTTCTCAATCCCGACACGGGCGAAGTCGAAATGATGTCGGTCACGTCGATTGTGGACGAACTCAAAAAGACTTGGCCCGAAATGCTGAAAAAACCAGCAGTCGGAATGCCAGCCGATGCCCCCAAGGGCGACAACGGCGGTATGATTGAGCGCAGCGCATGGCTTAAACTTTCAGCCAAGGATATGGCGAAGTATAGGCCTGAACAGATTTTAGGGTAGAATTAAATAACACCAAGGAGGGTTTTAAATGTCCGTCACTACTCTTGCAGAAGTTGCAAATCAGATTCAAAAGTACTGGTCGCCTTTGTTCACTAAGCAGCTGCGCGAAAGCCTCTTGCTGGGCGGTCTGGTCGACAAAAAATACCAAGGCGCAATCGCTCGTCAGGGCGATACTGTCCGCGTTTCTCAGGTCAACGCGCCTAACGGTCAGCTTTTGACTATCGGAGTCGATGCTGACAGTTTCGCAACTGAATCTGTTTCGACTTCATATGTCGATATAAAGGCTGACAAGCGTGCGGTCGCTGCCGTGCAATTCCAGGACGTCGTAGAGCTTCAATCCCAGATTGGGCAAAATAACCCAGAAGTCATGGAGAGCTTGCGCTACGCACTTGCTAAGCAAATCAATGACTACCTGTATTCTTTGGTTAGCCCATCGACTTCTTCTCCAGACCACAGCATCTCGGGCATATCTGATTTCAACGCAACGCAACTCGCTGCAGTTCGCACTTTGGCGGCTCAAGCTAAATGGCCTGACATGCCAGGATGGTACGGACTTCTTGACCCCCAATACTACGGCGACATGCTGAACGCGACCACTATGGTATCCTCTGACTACGGCGCCTCAGACGCCCCATTGATTGGCGGTAAAGTTGCACTTAAGCGTTACGGCTTTAACTTGATTGAAGACAATAGCCGATCGGCAGATCAAGGCTTGTTCTTCCATCCTGACTTCATGCACATGGTTACTCAGTCTGAAGTTCAAGTTAAAATCTCTGACCTTCACAGCCAAAAGAAATTTGGCGTAGTTATGTCGGTAGATATGGTTTTCGGTGCTAAGCTTGGCATCAACGGTAACGTCAAGCACATCGAGGTTTACAACAGCTAATGATTGAATTCTCGTCGCTCAATCCTTACGATACTCTTCAGGCAGTCTATGGGGACTCGCCTGAAGACCTTATCAACCAGTTGCGAGCGATTAGAACTCCAATCAAAATCGTGGCGATAGTGCCTCTCGGTACGAGGCACGTCGCCTACATCATGGGCGATATTAGAACTTCAACTATTAGAAAAAAGGGTATTAAAAATGGCTCAAAAGACAGCGGCAGCGCATAAAACTCTCGGTCCTTTGTTCTCTAACGAAGTCGGTTTTGCAAAGCTGACTTACGACTTCGCAGCCGACGGCGGCGCGACTTCCGACACTTACGTTATCGGAACTGCTGGACGTAAGATTGCAATCATGGACGCAATGGTACAAGTCGAGACTGCCTGCACTTCTGGCGGTTCTGCTACTGTATCTATCGGCGTTTCTGGCGGCGATGTCGACGCATTCTTGGACGTCGCCTCCGGCGCAGTTGCTAACTTGGTCGACGATTTCTGCGAGAAGGAAACCGCAGGACAAAAAATCGTCGTCGCAGCATCCGGCAAGATTGAGCTGGTTATCGGCACTGCAGCATTGACTGCTGGTAAGATCAACCTTCTCGTCAAGTATGTTAACGTAGACTAATTGTTTTCGCGCTGACGGGGGCTTTAGCTAGGATGGCTTTAGCCCCTGTTTTACATCTATAGGCGGGCGTCATGACACTACCTACAGCCTTAATGGACCGCGAATACCAGAAGTTCGAAGAAATCGACGGTCAAACGGCCGTAAGGGTTAAGGGCACAAACTTCGAGGGGTCGGTATCGATCCGAGGCCTCAAGATTGGCGGAAAACACTCGCAAATCACCATTAACTCAGCCACATGGACTGAACTCGTATCTAGCCTATCTGCCCAAAGGAATTTAGTCGCAATCCAAAACAATACAGGGCAGGATGTAAAGATAAATTTCGACGACTCAATAGCCGGTTTTGTCGGCACTCGTATAGCAGACGGCAGCGAACGCGCTTATGATGTGCAAGGGGCAGTCCCGATATATGCTAAATGCTCGACTGGGTCGGCTGTTTTAGACATTGAAGAACTTGCTTAATGTCCTCATTTATTCAAATTGCCTTAGCGACCAATGCGCAAAACGCTCAACGCGTTCTTCAGACATTTACCTGTTACTCTAGTCTCAATGTTGGCGACCCTGTTTATATCGATCCATCAACTAATAATTTCGTATTAAAGCCATCTGATAATTACTCGACGCAAAAAATAATCGGGGTCTGCTACCAAAAGATTGGATCGACTACAGCGCGTGTGATTCTTTTAGGCGTAATGGGCGGGTTTTCTTCTCTGACTTTAGGGGCTACCGTTTTTCTATCTGACTCTGGTACACTGTCGCAAACTAGACCGACTAATACTGGATACCTTCAAAACCTTGGAATTGCTGTATCAGACAGCGAAATTTTAGTTATACCAAATAACGTTAGGGTGAAACTTACAGCATGAAACGGTTGAACGATAAAGAGCTATCAAAAATTCGTGAGCTAGAACTAGACGACGAGCTGGCTCGTGCTAATATAGTTATAGAAGAACAGCGGCTTCAAATCTTGATTTTCAAGCAACGCCTATTAGCAATCGATATAGCAAAAAAGCAGGACGATATCGTAGCAGCTAAAGGTCGTAGCAATGATAAGATAGAGACGAGGCGCAGTTTCTTAAAGTTACTTCAGAAAAAGCACAAGCTAAAGGATGGCTGGGGCTTTAATCCAGATAACGGCGAATTAAAGGAGGCACAGGATGGCAACTAGGAAGTTTTTGTACGTAGACGCAGCGGGCGACTATATTGAATCAGCCGGAGCTTATGAGACTTCGGACTTTGTCGATACGTCTGCGGGCGGTGCTGACGCGGGAAAACCAGTTAAGCTAGACGTCACTGGTAAGCTTGACGCATCATTGATCGACCAATCCGACATCGACCATGGGGCTATCAGCGGACTCGGCGACGACGACCATACGCAGTATATTCTCGTCAGCGGTACTCGCGCATTTACTGGCCCGCAGTCATTGGGCGGCTTTAAGATTACTAACTTGGCAGCTGGTACTGCAAGTACTGACGCGATTAATAAGTCTCAATTGGATGCAGCCGTATCGGGTCTGCAAGACTTCAGAGAGTCGGTACTTGATAGAGACCTTTTGACGCCTCCCGGATCTCCGTCGACTGGCGACCGATATCTGATTGGTCAACCTACCGATACAGCAACCGGAGCATGGGCATCTAATGCCGGTGAAATCACCGAATGGAATGGCTCGGCTTGGGTGTTCGAAGCGCAACCAGACGAAGGTACTTACGTCTACGTTGAGGACGAAAACCAATCTTACGTTTTCAACAACAATACTTTCGCATCCGGTACTTGGGTTGTTTTCTCTTCAGTTGTCGTAACAGCTGGCGACGGTATCGACATCGTTGGTAACGAGATATCAGTTGATCTTCTCGCATCGGGCGGTCTTAAAATTGTATCCTCAGAACTTGCAGTAGAGCCAGCCGACTTTGCTGGTACTGGACTTCAAGACGACGGATCAGACAACCTTGAGATTGATTTCGCCGACCCAGCTACAGAAATGAACACATCACGCGCTGTTAAGGCGTCTGACTTGTTTAACAACGGTGCAAACCAAGGCGCAAAAATCTTGGGCGCAGATCCGGCCTCTCTGACTTACTCGACTGCGACTACTATCCAAGGCGTTTTGGAAGACCTCGACGGCGCGATTTTGTCGGCTGGTACTCCGGGTGTCGACTACACAGTCGGAGCGGGTGGTGTTTCTAAGGGTGATTTGCTATACGTGAGTGCTGCCAACACAGTGCTACCTAAGAATATCACTACTTCGACCTACGCAGTTGGCTTGGCCGCAACTTCCGAAGCTGCAGCCAGTACTGTTAGAACCGTCGCAGAAAACTTTGTTCTGACTGGCGTTCTTACAGGAGCGACCGCAGGTGCGCGTTACTATTGGGACGGCACTGACCTTAGCTCGACTATCCCGAGCGGATCAGGCGGTTACGTTTGGCTTTGTGGCGTGGCTAAGAATGCGACCGATTTGGACGTCCATGTAGAATTCATCAAGAAAAATAGTTAATGGCTGATCTTGTCAAGGTAATAATCGCCGAAGTAAACGGCGTAGAGTTAGAGGACCAGCAGGAACTTCTGCTGGTTTCCTCTAATATACCTTTCGATAATTCTCTTAACGGCTTCGTTGCAGACACCGTTCAGGCAGCTATCGAAGAGGCTGCAGCAAGTAGTACCAGCAATTTTTCTTTTAAAAATGTAACTATAAATTTAACTATCCCTTCAAATCAGCAAATGGTCGTTTATCAGAATATTGATGTCGACGATGGGATAGATTTAAATATTCTAGGCGAGGTCGTAGTTTTCGTATGAGTACAGTAACCCTACAAGAACAGTCAAGCGTACCGGTAACGCCATCAACGGGTAAGGTTAGAGTTTACGCAAATACGGGCGGTACTTTATCCTCTGTGGATGACGCAGGTGTTGTAACAACCTACGGCGCTGGCATCACACAAGAGCAAGTCGAGGACTACGTTGGCGCACTCTTGCAAGATACCTCTAGCGTAAACGTCACCTACAATGACGCGGGTAACGCGGTTACTTTCGATGTCATCGCTGGCGGGGTAAACCACAATGCACTCCTGAACTATGTTGCAAATGAGCACATCAACCACGCAAGCGTTTCGATCACTGCTGGGACCGGACTCTCTGGCGGCGGAGATATCACCACAAGTAGAACGCTGAATATTGCAAACACTGGTGTCAGTGCTGCAACATATGGATCAGCGTCAACCTCAGCAACAATTGCCGTTAATGCCCAGGGTCAGATTACTTCGGCTTCTAATACCACAATCACTCCAGCAGCTATCGGTGCTCAGCCCCTAGACTCAGACCTAACAGCGGTCGCAGGATTGGCTGGGACTGGGCTTGTCACTAGGACCGGCGCGGGTACAGCGACGACTCGAACGCTAACCGCTGGAACTGGGATTACTGTCACTAACGGCGACGGTGTATCTGGAAACCCCACGGCTGCAATCACAAACACAGGTGTGACTCCATCGACATATGGCTCGGCGTCAACTTCGGCAACAATCGCTGTAAACGCTCAAGGGCAGATTACTTCAGCTTCAAATACGACTATCACTCCAGGAGCAATCGGAGCACAGCCGTCTGACGCCGACCTGAGCGCAATCGCTGCACTTGGTGCAAACGGTTTCATTGTGCGGACGGGACCGGGCGGAGCAGCTATCAGAACTCTTACCGCTGGTTCTGGGGTGTCGATAACAGACGGCGACGGTGTAGCAGGCAGCCCAACTATATCAGTAAGCCTTGGGACCATTGACCACAACGCACTATCTAACCTCACGGTCGGAAACCCACATACACAATACGGGCTTTTGTCCGGCGGGAACACTTGGACTGGCGATCAGACAATCAACGGTGGCCTGACTGTCACCTCTACAACCCGTGCGTTTACGCCGCCACGAATGACATCGGCACAGAGAGACGCAATTCCTTCTCCGGTTGCTGGTATGCTGGTCTACGATACAAACCTCAACGCAAACTGTTGGTACGATGGGTTTATTTGGAGATTTGAAATTGAATTAGCTGTAGCGTCTGCCGCACAGACAAGTACGAGCGCTACATATGCGGATATTACGGAAATGGTATCCGCTACCCTTCCAATTGGTAGGTATCGCTTCGAGTTTGTCGGCACCGGCCAATCGACTGCGACTAATACGGGTATCGGTATCCGGCTCGGAGCGGGGACTGCTACGTTTAGTTCATTAGTTGCCAACTGGGCATTTTCGCAAGCTGGTAACGGTACGGATAAGAATTACGAGTACAGCCAGTTAAATGAAACAACCAACGTAACATCGACCAGCGTGACCGCCGCTAATGCCGACTTCCCAATACACGGTCACGGCGTGTTTAGCTTA